CCACTCCCCTTATGCGGGTGTCTCATAATATACTTTATAGCATTCCCCTCAGCAAATAACAAATTGTTTTTATTGATAAATTCCGCGGGTTGTATCTTGTATCGGTTGTAGTGACTACCCCCGATTTGTTTTTTTAATGATTTCATTTTACTAAACCTCCTTCTGAATATTTTTTTAAAATGTTTTCATAATTAGATACGTAAACTGTAGAACAAGCTTGATGATAGTTTTGAAATTTAAAAATTTTTTCTTTAGGTAAGTCAGGATCAGCGTCATAACATAATAAAAGAGTATTTTTATTTTCAATACCTACTAAGTTGTGCCTACACGCTACAGCAAAAATTTCTTGAAACAGCCTTAAACTTTGCGCAAAAGGTATATTGAATAATTTTTCTTTTTGCCAAATGTGTTCCTCATCCCTTTTTTCTGGCTCTTGACCAAAACCATTGCGATACCCATATAAATTTAGTTTAAATTCTTTTGTTTTTATTAAGTACCTCATTGTAAATCTATTTGTCCAAGAAATTGTACCTAAATTTAAAGAAAGCTTTTCTATTTGCATTGCAAATGGAGAATAGCCAGACAGTTTTATTGTGTTAGCTCCATACTTCCAGAAAGCTTCTGGTTTACTATGGTAAAATATATTTTGATCTCCGGCATAACCATAATCTAATTGATAAAAACCATAATTTAAATCAGAAAGTTTTTTTATTTTTTCTACAGTGGGTGGACCTTTAACTACTATTTCTATAATTATTTTTATTCCATCTTTATATTCAACTAAAATATCAGGTATCAAACCTTTTTCTATTTCACATTCTAATTTAACATCGGCAATATCTTTGCCTGCAAAAAGTTCAGATAAATACATTTCATTACCCCATCCATTAATTAGGCTTTGACCAAAAAGAGGTTTTCGACGATATCCTTCGTAGTTATCAACAGATATATCTATTAAATTATTTTTATTTACTTCTATGTTCCTTTTCTTTTTTTCTCTTATCATCCAGTACAACATTTTTTTAACAAACTGATGAACAGGACCCTCGTTTATGTTTAAATCTATTTTTATAATATTAGAGTTTGGAGATGATTTCATCAAAGTCCTCCGTAATAATTTCTATGTTTAGTCCAGTGTTTTTTATAAATTTTCTTTGTTCCTTAGATGTAGTTCTAAAGATTCTTGTAGTTTTCTTTGTCCAACCAGGAGGACAGTTTTTTCTATAAGACTCAGCCTTAACATCAACAAACCTTATCTGACCTGTTGTATGATTAACTAATACAAAATCATAAGGTGATTGAGGATCGCATGCTATAGAGACTCCCCACCCTTCCGCTAACATTTTACCGGCATACATATGTTCTAGTGCAGAGCCTCTCATTGTTTTTTCTGTCAAAGTATATAAGCCCTTTCATAGTTTCTTGGTTCTAAAATATGTAGTTCTTGTTTTGCTCTTGTAACAGCAACATAAAATAATCTATGTAACTCATCTGGATCAACATCATTATTTTCTACAGCTGTTTTAGTTATGTCTGGTAAGATTAAAACATTATCAGCTTCACCGCCTTTAGCTCCGTGTATTGTTGACATTGTTATACGTGGTGTCTTTGTAATCTTTTCACTATTAGCTAACATATTTCTTATGTAGTTTTCTCTGTATGTATCTAGACCTGCAAACGCTTTATACCAAACATCTCTAGTTTGTAATCCATGTTCCGCGACGCACTGTTCGCTAGTATATTTAAAGTCTGAATGAAAAGATTTACCTTTCTTATATCCTTTTGCTACACTGTCACCCAGGTACGAATATAAGTTCTTTAACTGTAGTAAGTTTAGTTCCTGTTCTGATTCTCTCCATGCTTCCCAGTTCTGAATAGCCATAAGTAAATCTACAGGTATAGAGTTTCTACCTTTATGTGAGAAATACCATCCTTGCAGTTCACATAAATCTTTAATATCGTCTAAAAAATAATTTGCTGATGCCAACACTAACCATTCGCCTTCACTCATATCAACTTGTGTAATGTCTGAATACCTGTTCAATTTACCTGTAGTAGATTTAGGTTTGTATTCTTTATCATACCTGTTCTCTACTCTTTGTATTATGCTTTGTGATAGCTCGTGTATTGGTCCACCAGGAATACGATAGGATTGATCTAGAACTGTGATATCGTCAACTTCGTCCCTGAGCGCGATGAAATGATCCACATCTGCGCCTGCCCATCTGAATATAGCCTGGTCATCATCTCCTGCGATGTAAGTCTTATCAGCTCTGCTCCAGAGGGCTCGTACCATTTTCCATTGGAGTGGAGATAAATCCTGGGCCTCGTCAATGAAGAGGACAGTAAATTTTGGAGCCACATCCTCGACAACAAACCGTAATAACATATCTCCATAATCTACAAGACCTTTCTCTTTTTTATATCTAGTTAATTCTCTATCTAAAAGATACAGCGTATCTCTTTCTATATCAAGATAATGTGTGTTATCATCATATACATCCATTAAATCTCTATCTATTGCTCTAGCTTTTTCTATCAGCTGTAGGTATTCATTATCAGAAGTAAATGTGCCATCATCCTCGCTATTGTATGCTTTCTTTATAGTAATAGGTATTCCACATTTGCTACCAAAATCTTTGTAGTCTGCTCCTTGCATAACTCTAGACTTACTTAGTCCTAATGAATTAAAAGCTAAAGAATGTAGTGTTCTAAAATATGGAAAGTCATCTTCATCTAAACCAAACTTTTTAACTGCTCTTTCTTTTGCTTCGTTAGCTGCTTTCTTTGTAAAAGAAAAATAACCTATCTTTTTAGTATCGACACCAGACTGTATAAACTCATCTACTAAATCTAATAGTGTAGTTGTTTTACCTGTACCTGGTGGACCTAGTATTATTGTTTTCATTTATCTACGTTTCCATGATAGACAATTACAACCGCTGTACAGTTAGGACATGATAAGTTTGTCACGATCATATGTTCTTCCTCATCGTTGTCTTCCCACTCAGTGTCGTGGTCACCACCCCATATTAATTCGTGATTACAACTCCAACACTTCATTAAAAAGGTGTCTCCGTATATTTCTCTTGAGTCACATCAACTTGATACTTTGTCATAGCTTTTATCTTAACAACTCTAGGAGTTTGATTCTTTAGTTTCATTCTTATCTCATCTACAAAAGAATCTAACTGTTTAATTAAATTACCTGTCTTAATCTTATCTACTTCCCAGTTGTTTCTTTTCGCAAAGCTAAAGAAATCATCCATTCTAAAATGTGTAAACCCTTCTTCATCGGTCCACGCTGATTTATTAAGTATATCTTCTTTCTTTCTCGCTTGTGATCTGTGAATTGTAAAGTCATACAGTAAGTTTTCTAACTGCTCATTATGTTTCAATGATTCTAGTGGTTCTATTTCTTGAAAACTTTCACTGTTAAGTAAACCTTTTAAATATATTTCTCTCCAGTCTTTTGCTTTAGGTATAGGTGATACAACATTTGCTTGATCTAATACTGCTATCGCAAACAAATTAGGATTGTGCAACTGCTCTGTCTTAAGTTCTATTCTTTTACCTGCTACATTTAAAAACCACTGAGGTGGGTTAGAATTTATTTTTGTAAGAGTATCCATCTCGGGCATCTGTTCTTCTTCAAAACCTACACCAAACTTTTTAGTTCTACATTTTGCAGCATTACATACACCACATATTGGTTGGTCTTTACATCTGTATTTATCATACCCACGTTTACCAACTGACGCTAATAAAGCTTTTACTTCCTGGAAACCTAATGGTGGATTCATCCATTTAGAATTATCCTCCATAACTTTATCTTCCCAGTTGTCCGGGTTTGCTTGCTTGTGATATACAGCTACATTAAACAATGCATTGTTACGTGATCCCTCACCAAACCCTTCATCAGCCAATGTGTTTAAACAAGGTGGTCCATCTTTAAATGCTTCGTTAACTTCTATCTTTTCTTTTACTACAATTGATTGAACCTCTTCTTTTGTCTGCGCCCATTCGTCATATATAGAATAGAACTCTTCTAAAGTAGCTGCTTCACCGCCCGCTTTAAAAGTATATCTAAGACCTTCTATATCTCCATGGTATGGTAAATTTAAAAAGTTTCCTGTGTCTCCACGCTCCATTAATATTTCTGTTTGTTTAGGAAATATCTCACTGCCACCAAAACCCAATGCCTCAGACATTGCTTTTAATTTTGACTGCATTAGTGACGCAGGTATAAATACTTTTGTAAATAAAAATAAATGTGCCCCACCAGACTTAGATCTAAATGTCACTAAAGGAAAACCTAATCCTTTAATGTTTCTCATGATGGCCATGTGATCTAGATTATACTGATCAACGTCAATACATCCCCAACGACATTCATTGTTTTCGTTTATAGGTATTACACCTAGAGCAGGGTCTTTTCCATCTATGTGATCTTGCCAAAAATGATCTGGTATTGATTCTCTTTTAATAAAAGCTTTACCAACAGCTTTTCCTTTTTCTGTTGTTTCGCCTGATAATATTAATTGACCGTAAGCACTGTTATTGCCTTCAAATATATCCTTAAATTTTTGCATACTCTCTTTGATACTTTCTAATTTTTTCTCTATTTTTTTCTCTGTATTGCTGTGCATATTCTTTAGCTTTTCTTTTTCTATATGCAATTCCTTCGGGACTATTTTTCCATTCCTTTTTTTCTTTTTGAAGTTTTTTTATTTCAGACAATACTTCTTCCATTTCTTCATAAATTTTATTCATACATTTATTTACCAACTTTTTGCGATAACTAAATTTATGATAACTATTTCTATGTGTTGTCATCTTTCCCCCTTTATGTTCCGGGCAGGGGGAGTTGCCCGGAACATCATGGTTATTTAAAACGGTGTTTCGTCTTCCGACTTCGCATCGTTACCATGTTTTGCTTTGACGTCTCCCTTAGACACACTCTCCGCAAAACTTTTTGCTGACTCGTACAATGCTTTATCTTGTACTGGCCCAACCTTTTCAATACTCCAACCAAACCAAGTACCCTTGTCATTTGATTGTTCTACTGTTTTAAGGTTATACACGTGACTGTATGCAGCCGGTGTGAACAAACCATTTTTACCTTTTAGTTTGATACTGGCCATCATCGAGTTCCAATTACGACTGACTTTTAATTGAGTCGACTTCATTGAAATTAATGCTGTTTGCATGTCCTCTGTCAGTACAAAGTATGACGCTGTGTTTTCAAGATAGTTACCATTGTCTAGTCTATCTTTATAACTTGCATCACGTTTTGCTGACAAAACGACTTCACTTCCCGGTTGGTGAATAGCAACTGGAGCAGCAGTGCCCTGTCCTCTATCCGACCACTCAACAAATTCACGTTTATAATAACATGGAATTATGTTGATACCTTTCTCACCATCATATGCTTGCTTAGTCACGGTATTAAATATCATACCTGCTTCTGCGCCTTCTACATATTTGGCATCCCGTTTATTTATCTCGGGTGATAGTTGTCCTAACACACGTAAAAAAGGTAAAGCAAGATCTTCCGATCCCATCTCACCTATTGATGTGTTAGCGTCTTCTTCGAACATGCTCGCTAGAGCTATGTCCGTCTTCTTTTTTTCTACTACTTGATTCATGGTTATTTTCTCCTTGATTCATGATTCATTATTCGTTATTTCCGGCCAATCTTAGTTTGATCCTTCACAAACGTGTGAAAGAATTCGGAAGGCATGTCGAGGCCGGCCTCGACACGCTCCCTGTAGAGAGCCTTCAATGTCATGGGCTCAACTTTTTGTTTTTGTTGAGGCTCATAACCTTCTTGCTCTGCAAGGCTAAGCAATTGCTCCGCCTTGTTATCTTCGCCTTTACCGAATGTAACAGCAACCTCATTTTTAATAAGGTCACCAAGTCCATTCTCTCGAAGCCATTTGTAAGCTGATTCGGCTGTATCTTTTTTTACTGTACAGCTATAAGTTTTTTTAACTTCTACTCCGCTACCATCAGCTAATTTCAAAGATGACAGCCCTTGCTCTGCAAGTAAATCTGGTATCACCTCTGATGAAATTTTATCTGCTTTTTGTTTGATATCTTTAACTTGTTCTTCTAGTCTTATAATCTCTTCTTCGTGAGCTTGTAGCTCTAAACAATAATGTGCTAAAGTTTTGATGTCTGATTTCTCAATCAGTTGTTGACTATCTTCTTCAAGATCTGTTAATGTAAGTTTACTCATTTTCTCTCCCATTTATATTTATATGATTTTAACTTGACAATAAGATAATCATATATACATTAATGTCAATAGGAAAAGAAAAATAATTTATGATAGATACATATAAGTTCAAGACTCAGCCCTATGAGCACCAAAAAACAGCTCTTAAAAAATCCTGGGCTGAGAAGAATTATGCCTTATTTATGGAAATGGGTACAGGTAAATCTAAGGTACTTGTGGATAACATTGCTATATTACATGAAACTAACGCGATCCACGGCGCTCTAATCATTGCCCCTAAAGGTGTATACAAGAACTGGGACCAGATAGAGTTCCCGGTCCACCTACCAGATCACATCAAACATACAAAAGTATTGTGGGAAGCTAACGTTACAAAGAAGAAACAGATAGAGCTAGACACTTTATTTGACGATAAAGGCGATCTTAAGATATTGATAATGAACGTAGAAGCTTTTTCTACTACAAAAGGTGTGGACTTTGCGCACCGTTTCCTTAACATGTTACGTGGGAAAGCTTTGATAGGGATTGATGAATCTACGACGATCAAGAGTCCGACAGCAAAACGAACAAAAAACATTATGGATATAGCGGACCTCGCGCAATACCGTAGAATATTAACCGGCTCTCCTGTTACTAAATCACCACTGGATTTATACAGCCAGTGTGCTTTTCTAGATCCTGATTTATTGGGACATCCATCTTATTACAGTTTTAGAATGCGTTATGCTAATATGGTCAAGAGAAATTTTGGAGGACGTACAGTACAACTTGTCACTAGTTATAGAAGATTAGATGAGCTAGGCGCAAAGCTTGAGAACTTCTCTTATCGTGTTCTTAAAGAAGACTGTTTAGACTTGCCAGATAAAGTATTTACAAAACGTATTGTAGAACAAACTAAAGAACAAAAAGAAATATATGCACAATTAAAAGAAACTGCTCTTGCATTGACAGAAGATGGCAAAGTTATGTCAACTGTAAATGTAATGACGCAGCTTATGCGACTGCATCAAGTAACTTGTGGTACGTTTAAAGCTGATGACGGTACAATAAAACATCTTGCAAATAACAGAATACAGTCTTTGATGGATTGTCTCGAAGAAACCGATGGCAAGGTCATAATCTGGGCAACTTACCGTGAAGACATACAAAAAATAGTCGATTCTTTAAAAAAAGCTTACGGAGAAGCCTCTACAGTCGAATATCACGGTGGGGTGGATGCTACCCTTCGCCAGGAGCACATTGCTCAGTTTCAGCAAGAAAAGGGCCCTACACGCTATTTCGTCGGAAATCCACAAACTGGAGGGTATGGAATTACCCTTACAGCTGCAAATACAGTAATTTACTTTTCTAACTCATATGATCTAGAAAAAAGACTACAGTCAGAAGATAGAGCACATCGTATCGGCCAGACTGGCAGTGTATTGTACATAGATTTAATTGCAGAAGGTACTATAGATGAGCGTATCGTAAAAGCATTAAGAAGAAAGATAAACATAGCAAATGAAATTATGGGAGAAGATCTTAAAGATTGGATCTAAAATAGAATTGGAACGTACGACGTTCTTCCTTCTACTTTTTCTGCCTTCAGTGTTTGTTTTCTTGATCTTGACATGGATGCTGAGCAATGAACCCATCCTGAATTTGGATCAACACCATCATAGAATTCTAGTATCAGTTGATCAAAGTCACAATTTTTACTAATCCACGACGCAAGTTCCTTGTTGTCAACTCCATTAATCTCAAAGTCTGCTGCCTCACCCTTGGCATGCTGTGACTTAGCCGAAGACCCGATAGCCTCGCACAGCTCTGGGCTTCTGTAGCCTGAGGATATCATGACTGGTTT